TGTGTGTGTGTGTGTGTGTAGAGCCTCAAGGCTTACATGATATTTGTTCATATTTTTATCCTCCTTAATCTGTTGTTTTTGTATATTCAACAGTAATATATAAAGTTCCACCACTCCAAGTACCTAAATATAATAATCTCTTCTCTTGTCCTATTACATTAGCATAGTTGCCGTCATTTCCAAATCCTAAAGGAATTATTTGTGTACCATTATTTAAGTATCCCTCTATTTTCTTAAGATTATTTAAAGTAATATCAGTATGTATGTTTTGAGCGCTTTGCGTTAATGTTGTTTCATATATTTTTCTATACAAAGGTTTTCCATCTATCCATGTTCCTATTTTTTGTTCTTCCGTTGAATAAATTTCATTACTATCAATTTTTATAAATTTATAATTAGCACTAGCATAACTTAATCTTGCATATTCAGCATTTGATGGGGCTTTAACAATTTTGTTATATACATCTCCGAGTTGTTCTCCACTAATAAAAGCTTTATCTTTAGTATAAAAGCATATAGCAGGTAAATTTCCTACGACAACTCCATTATTACTAATACTATATTGCTGATTTGCTTCTATTCTAATATAATCAGTAAAATTCCAGGCATTATTAGAAACCTGATTTCCGTTACTATCTAAATATTTTCCTGTTGTTGCACCAACTGTTGTAAAAATATCTTCTTTTAAAATATTGACTGTTTTTTGTCTCTCTTCTTCTAAACTTCTACTCATGATTGTTCAACTCCTTTCACAACAGCAGTAATATTTATAGCTTCTGTTAATGTCCAACTTCCATCACTGCTTGTCCTATAGAATTGTATCTTATTAGATAATGCTCCAGTATTTCCTACTTCTTTGTAATGCCCATCTTCTGTTGATGTGGCTAGTTTTAATACTTCACTATTTAGTCTTACTTCTAATGAGTTATTTCCTACTTGATACTTTATAGGAAGTGTTACTTCATAGCCATTTGTTATAATAGTTCCTGAAGCTATTGTTACTGTTCCTATGCTTATTTGCTGCATTAGGTTTAAATTAGTTTTATGTACTGGTGTTGATTTGTCTGGGAGGTTCTTATAATCTATCATTTTTTACTTTCCTCCTTTTTCTCTTTTTTCTTTTCAGCATTTTTCTTATCTGTATTTTGTTTAGCAGTATTATATTGCTGTATTTCTAAAGAATTTAATTGCTCATATATTTCTTTAAATATGGGCTTTAATATAAATGCAGGCAGTCCTGAATTGTTTATTTCTTGAACTATGTTTTCTCTTAATTCTCTTTCTTTTATAATAAGTTCTTCCATTATCTCACTCCTTCCAATTAATCCATTGATATTCCTATTAGAGATTGAAGTCTAGCATAATCAGTAGCTCTAACTTGTCCATCTCCATCAAAGTCATAATGCTTTATCATTGCATTTCCTAAATCAAATCCTTCATATCCCATAATATATCCTCTTATAATTATCAAATCTGCTACTGTGTAAATTGTAGATGAGCCATCACTATTGACATGAACTGCCCCATTAGTTAGCCCGCTACTATTGATTGTCCATCCTCCTATTTTTCCATTAGAGCTCTCAATAGTACCTTTTATATTTGCATTATTACAAGTCATATTTCCGTTTTTATCTACACTAAAGTTAGTACTTGTTATAGACATGTCATCTGTTGTTAAGTTGAACTCTTTTCCGAACAAGGTCAATTTTGTCTGCACTGACAAGAGCACTAGAGCTATCATCATTAATAGCAAGAATAATATTAGCACCTGTAAATTTTTCTTCATTTAACTTTCCCTCCAGTTTTTTAGTTACACTTAATTCAAGATTATTTGTTGCCAAATTTATTGCGGTCTGCATTTGTGTTGTTGTACTATAATTTGTTAATTTACTATCAACACTCAAATTAATACTTTGTGTTGTTTCTCTTATTTGAGTATTTACTTCTGCTCTTGTAGCAAATTGTGTTGTATATATGTTTTGTGCCATTAGTCTTACAAATAAGTATGCATTGTTATATCCTAATAAAGATATCTCGTAATCTCCATCAGTTAACTCTATTTTTGGATACGGATATTCCACAGTCCTTGGATTATCTAATACATAAGTGCTTCCATCTGCGTTGTATTCTACTTTTTTGTTTACAATACAAGTTTGACTGTCGTAATCTAATATAAATTCATCATAGTTATCTGCATCATAATAAAGTAAATCATCTGGAAGTTCATAATCAAATACTTCATTTGTTGTAGCGTTAAGAAATCTTAATGTTCTTATTGTTATAAATAAATCTTCACTTGGATATAAATTAGCTCTTGGATATAAGTATGATATATTAGTTCCAATAGGTCTTATCTCTATTCTTATCGGCTCAGATTGATTTATCTTTTCAAATGATACAGTTCCGTATGAACTTTCTTTAGAAGTTGTTATATCTGCTATATCACTTATAGAGCTTTCTATTTTACCCAGTTCAATCTTAATACTTGCTAAATCATCTGCTAGTCCCTCTATTCTGCTTACTTGCAAAACTCCTGTTGTTATAAAATTTGCATTTATCTGTCCATCCATTGTTATAGCTGTTTCAAAAGGCCCTTCATATCCATTAGAGCTAAATCCTAGTCCTCCTAATCCCCATCTCCAAACATTTTTAGCTTCTTCTTTAGGTAGCTTATCTAAAATTAAGATTTCATTATCATCTATATATACATATCCATTTTTATTTAGTGCATTTATTAATTCAGTCTGTTTATTTATTACAGTATCTTGTTTTGAGATAGCTACTGTTATTTCACTAATTGTATTTTTTATATTATTAAATTTTGTTTTTACATCTCTTGAATAATTTCCAAAAGATAAGCTTTTTACTTTTTTCAAAATATTGTCATATTCATACTCAAGTACTTCTGTTTTTATTGAAACTAATGGATGAAGAATTTGAATTGTATCTCCTATTTCCATCTTATCATTTATATCTGATCTAATTGTATAACAAATCTTAGGTACTTTATTTTCTTCCAAATATTTATACGCATTAGCTCTAAGCTCTGCTATTAAGCCTTCCTGTGTTTTCTCTTCTTCATCTAATTCAGTTGTAAAATCTATTGTTTTTGTATATGGTAATTCATACTGTATGTCACTTTCTATATATTTTTCAGGTAGCATTATTCCATCATATCCAACAGGATATAATTTTGTAACTACATTAGACCAATCTTCGTATATTTCTACACCCTGTGCATTTTTTCCATATATAATACTCTCACCATTATCATTACCTACTTTTTTTAGAAAACGTATATCCCAGTTATCGGCATCAAAAACTCCTTGCCATCTTTCTTCAAATACTTGCCATGCTTCTAATAGATTTTTTCTAATAAAATATGCTGTACTGATTTTTTCTACATTTGAATATATAGTAAAAGGACTGATTTTGTCAGTCCTTTGATTTATATATTTGAGTCCATTAAGTCCATTCAATTTAGTTGGCCTTACATCTAATAAAAAATATCTTTCTGCATCAAACATTACATGATTTGCAGTAAAAGATATTTTCTTAGTAGTAGTTTTCAAATCTGCAGTTATTCTAAAAGCTTGTGGTCTCAATTTTGATTTTGTCTGAATAACTACTAATTGGTCTGCCTTAATATATTCCTTATATTTTATAGGAACTTCTACCTCTATGTACCAACCATTTAAAGATTTTTTCTTGAACTCTTTGCATTTTAATGGTTCTATTGTTACATTTCCAGCTGAAGAGAAATCAGTATCTGTAGCATTAAATATTTTTATCATAACCATCGATCCTTCCTTTTTATCTTCACTGTACAATTTGTTCCCGAATTGAATATTATTGTATTTTCTCCTATATCTAATTTTGGAAAATCGTATCCAATAATCATCTGTCTATTTCTATTTAATCCTTCATACTCAATAGTTTTATCTTCACAGTCCATTTCAACATATTGGTCTTCATTAAAATTGTATTGTAAATTAATTCCGTTTATTGTTACATCTACTGTATTTGAATTTGTTTTTTCTAGCCTTATTATTGGTCTACTTTCTATATTTCCTTCATTAAATACTGTATCTGTAACTGTTATATATTCATCATTTACTTTAGTCCAAAATGGATTTCTTATAAAAATTGTATCTATAATTCTTATACATGTATTTCTTTGTGGTTCTAATTCACTATAAAATCTAGCAATAGTTTTTCTTCCTTTATATTCAAATTCTCCCTCGCCGTTTAACCATGATAATATATCATCTATTTTATTAATATTTAAGCATTGTACATATATTGGTCTTTCAACAACTGAATATCCTAAAGTATCAAATATTGCTCCATCTCTTCCTTCAATTTCTGTCATTTCATATCTTTGTGCGGCTCTTGCGATAAAATGTTCCTCTTCTTCAATTACAACTTGCATATCTTCACTTGATATCCCTTTAAACTTAAACATATATTACACCACCTTGTACAATTCATCTTTTACTATTCTTGCAAATCCATCATCATCCAATGTAAACTTGCAGTTTGTTATTGCCCCTGCTATTGCTTGTGCCATTTTATTATAGTCAATTTCATTACCAAAACTCACTGTATGCGGGCCACTTCTATTCTGTCTATTTTCCGCTTCACTATATGCTTCGTTCTCTTCCTTTGTTAAAACTCTCTCTCCTTTATGAAGTCTTGCAACATAATTGTCTTTTGGAACATAATCTAATCCTAATTTATGTCCAGGCAAAGTAGATGTATTTCCATTTACATTTACTTTAACTTTTAATAGACCTGACAATGTAGAAGCTATAGTTCTTGCTGTATTAAATAATGAATTTTTCCATGTTCTGTTTTTTAATCCACTATTTAAACTTTTTAATATATTTTCTCCCTCATCTTCTGCTACATTTCCGTTGTCTTACCCCTTCCATAAATTTATCAGCATCTTCTACGCCAGACTCTTTTAATAATTCTCTTAAATTACTATCAGACATTCCATTTAATAAACCTTGTAAATTGTTAATTGCTTCCCTTCTAAAATTTTCATCTTGACTTATTTCATCTAAAACTTCTTCCATCATATTTTCAGTTTCACTGACTAACTCAGGTGTTTGCTCAATAGTTACTCCAGTCATTTTTTGAATTATATTTTGCAGTTCTTCAGGCATTTTAGAAACATTATCATAGTAAGTATTATAAGATGAAGTGGCAAGATACTTCCATGCTTCAACTATATCTGGAGAATTTTCATTTATTATTGATGTGTTTTGAGTTAATTCTTTTATTAATGCATCAGTTCTCGACTTACTTTCTCTCATTTGATCACTTGTTTTTTTCATCTCACTTGTGTTATTATTTTGTTCTGCTTGCTCATATAATTTCTTTGCTTCCTTATTGTAATAATCTTGTTCTTGTAGCATTCTTTTATATGTTATTTCTACAGTTTCCCCATTTGATTCATAAGTTCTTCCAACAGAGTTTACTAATTCTTTTAATGATTCGCTTGTATTCTCTGCTACAAGTTCAGAATTATACCAATAATCACTAATTGCCTTTGTAGAATCTTCGACTAATTTCTCAGTTTCTTTATATGATGTTTGTAAGTTTTCTAATTCTTTTGATGCAGCTGCAAGTTCTGCTTGTGCTTTTTCAGTTCCAAAAAATTTGAGTGCATTTAAAGGATCTGCTGCATCTTCTTTAGCTTGTGAATATCTTTCCTGGGCCTTAGTTAATTTATCTTGTATATCAAATAATTGTTGAGTATACTTTGTCCTATTTTTTATTGCTTCAGAATACTTTTCTTCACTTGCATTGAAAATTAATTCTGCCTGTTTTTTTAGTATTAATTTGTCAATTTCATCCTTTAATTCTTTATATTTATCTATTACATTATCTGTAATTTCAATTTCTGTTCCAAGTGACTTTGCAAGTTCGTTAGTAATTACTTTTGCTCTAGCCTCATACCCTTCTTTAATTTTTCCATTTTCGTCAGTTATAAGTCTAAGTTCATTTGCCAATTCTTGACTTTTATCAATTTCCATTAAGCTTTTTTGTGTTCTTTCATCTATTTCCTTATTTAAGTCTTCGTATGCTTTCTTTTGCTCAAGAACTTCATCTCTGACTTTTTCTGATTCTAAAGTTGTGTCGTGATATGCTTTACCCATTGCTACAACAGCTGCCGTTATTCCTGCTATTGCTATTGTTGCCAACCCAGCAGGGCTTACTATTCCATTAATAAGATTTGCAAGATTATTTACTGCACCAGATGTAGAAGTTAATTTTCCAGATGCTACACCTATTGCTTGTACAAATGTACCAATTCCCTTTGCTGCCCCTCCTATTGTAGATGTTATTTTACCTATTGCTATTATTGCAGGTCCTGCTGCTGTGACAAACAAGCCTAATTTTACTATTATATCTAAGGTATTGTCTGATAGGTTATCAAAAGATTTAATCCATTTTCCAAAGTCATCAATAATTCTCTCTATAGATGGCATTAGTTTATTTCCTACAGTAATTGCCATATCTTTTAATTTATTTATAGCTGTTGTTAATTTACTTTTTAAAGTATCATATCTCTTATTTGCTTCTTTTGTTAGTGCAGTATTATCTTCCCATGCTTTAGTGCCAGTCTTTAATGCATCATTAAATAGATTCCCTGCATTTGCAGCTCTTAACAGTGAATCTCTCAATCTAACTTCTGTTAAGCCCATTTCTGTAAGCATTGTTATTGCACTTTCACCTTTTTCTTCGGCATTTCCTAAACCTTTGATAAAATCTGACAATGCTCCTGCAGCATCTTTTTTCCAATCTTTTTTAAATTCCTGAGCAGTTTTA